TTGGTCTTCAAGATCTTCAATCATCGAATCCCATATTGCTTGCCGTACAGTTTCGGACGACGCCATAAAACCTTCCATGAAATCACTCTGAGGGCGAAAGCCGCGCGTGTCTTTGTAAAGGTCAGAAAGAGCTTCGATAGAGTAAGCAGGCATTTTATATTCCTTTTCAGTTTGGTATAGATGTATTATACCATCATTTTGCTAATCGGTAAACAATTATTTTCACTCTGTTTAGATCATTTTGTTATAACAAGCTCACTATTCATCCATAAGCGCGTATAAACGATCTTGAAACTGCTTGATCACTTCTACAGGAAAGCTGACTTTATCGGTGCTCATGTTGTGGTGCAGATATATGCTTTCTGCGAACTCTGCCATAATCTCGCTGTGCTCACGACGAAGGGTACCGTAGAAGTGTTCAGTGTGGGCACAGAGATGTTCTGCTGTAATTTCTTCTTTGACCTGATCCTGTGTAAAGATATTCGACCGCATAGAATTTTCGTTTACGCGTGTGTTAAACGTCGGGCAGAATACTGTGCTGGTGAACGTGGTTGTGCGGTGATAATTATTATAATGCACAGCCATCCGTAACGAGTGTATATCTATTTTATTCATCCTTCGTTCCTCATTAACATTTCAGATGGTCCACATCCAAACAAATGCTATAGCACCCACAATAGCCAAAGCCATCCCGAATGCAGTTTGACCCCATAAGCCTTTAGATACTCCAGTCACAACCTGCTTACACCCAAAGAGCATAATCTGCAAAAAACTCACAGTTATGAGTGTTAAGAAAAGTATCGTAAGAAAGATCAACCAAGCACCTGCACGCGTTCCCAATCTCCAAACGTGTCATCCATCCACCCTTCGCCCGGCTTAGCGGTCAAAAAAGTCGAGCCAGCGATGTGAGTAACCATCTCACCATCCTCAACAACCTTAATGATTTCACAACGTAGCATCATGGTAATTTCAACAACCTTACCAATGATGTAACAGTCAGGGTTGCTTGGAAAATCGTGGCAGCGGACGATATCATTCAGTTTCACGATAATAGTCATAATTTTCTTCCATTCAGTTTGTAGAACCATTATAACAAAGAAAATGATGCATGTATAGGAAAACATTTTTATCAGAAACCGCATTCTGATAAATTGTATTAATTGATAAATTTGTCCAAGTATTCATCATTTCGGCGTTTATATAGCCTAATGACATATATTACTAGCCATGTTGGTGGAAGAATGATGACGACAGCCATGATAGCCATCAACATAAAGATAGATCTAATGCTAGTAAATATGTCTCGCATAGTCTGCTTCACCTGCGTATAGCCATACGAGAATGCATCCTTAATCATTTCTTTAAATGTATTCATTTCTAACCTATGCGGATGTTTCAATTTCATGTGCGCAATGCCTCTATCTTTAAACACAGGTTTAGTTTTAGCAACTCTAAAGCAATGACCGTCTGTTCTAATCCGCAACAGTCTTCGTCCGAACAGTCGCCGGTCATTTCGCAGCGAATATCATAAATCATTCGCTGCATTCGTCGTAATTCATCAAGAGCTTCAATCAGCTCCATTAAGCAGACTTACGGCTAGCACAAGCATCGCGCAACAGCGTTGGAGAAACGCTCCATTGGCCGGCATTGCTACCAGTAGAAACCTTAATAGTCTTGGTGTTGATTTTTGTGATCTTGCCGATGATCAACCCTTGCTTCGACGCGAAGGATACCGTTTGACCAACATAAAACGCAGTAGCTGCGTTTTGTTGCTTTGCGCTGTTAGCACGCTTAATCCTTGAGCAAACTTCCTTGTTAAGGATCAGCAGATCTGCTGTAGTCATTTCGTTCATCAGAGAGGTAAGATTTGCCATCACTTTTGCATTAATCATTTTCATTTTCTCATTTTGGTATTTCGTTTCGATAGAAGTATTATATCAATTAAAAGCACAGCTGTATACCATTATTTTCACAAAATACACAATTTTTTAGAACGAATTGATCTAAAGAGATGATTTCTTATTCCACAAATTCTAGCGCGTCAATGTACCATTCCGGAAATATGTCAGAATTCTGGCTGATTAGGCGCACAGCGTTGCTGTCAAGAATATACGTCTTAGCGTAATCGTCAAGACCTCGTACGGCTCGTCCAGACGCTTGGACCATTCGTAAGATGGTTTGTCGGGCGTACCATCGTGGGCTGCGGTTCATGTTCAGTTTAATGAACGGATCGCCGATGTATCCATACGGAACTTTAGCAAGAATCTGCCAACGGCATAAGTCATTTTTAAAGTCATATCCCGTTTCGATAGACGGCGACAAAATAATCGTCCCGGAATTTTCTGACGACAGCGCTCGCATTATTTCATCACGCTTATTTGAAACAATCATACGCTTTTTGTATTTTGAATTCTGTACAATTTCATTAGCTAGCTTAAAGGAGACCGTGTGAATAACTCCATTTTCTTGGCCGTGATCTTTGATGATTTGATCTACATGTTTAGTTAATGCGGACGCAGAATACGACCCTGAAACTGCTAGAGCTGACACCAAAACAATTGGGCGATTTTCTACTTGGATAGGGTTGTCAATTTTTACATCTACGCAGTCTTCATGCTTTAGACCAAGATCATCTTTGTATTCGTCAAAGCCGCAGACAGTCGCAGACATATGAACAAACTGTGGGGCTTTTCTGAACATCCCATACTCAGAGACCTGCCATGCATAAACCGGCTTTAACACTAATAGCGCATTATGCTCGATCTCGGTTAGAATCCATTCACCGTTGCGCGTGCCGTTGAACATAGACACAATGTCAGATATTAAATGCAGCTCTCCGATAGCGCCATGTAAATTGATATCTGACGACTTAAATCGCCCACCTTCCATGCTTGCTAAAGACGTTTCAATTGCATGCTCTAAATGACGCATCTTCTTTTTACGATCTTCGTCGGGTTTAAATGCTGCCCCGATATTAATATCTTCAAAGGAGTTAATGGCCTGCATTATACATTCAATGAATGGCTTTCCAAACATCAGTCTGCAGTAATGAAAATCAGACGGAGACAGCTTTAGAGTCTTCAGTGAGATTAGTTGGTTTGGTAATTCATGACACTCATCTAGGATAATCAAATCGGGAATTGTGTCATTGGTCATTACTAGCTGTGGAGGAGCGACAATCTGGAAAGACGTGTTAGTCAATCGCAGCTGTGCATCATTACACCACTCAGTGCGTTGCATAAGATACGGACATTCATTTTTCGGTATGCATTTGCTTGCAGCCGTCTGCTGTCTGCATTTTGGGGAATTATATGGACCAACGCCATGTGGGCAGGAATAGTTAGCTGCCCCTTTAAGGTCAAACATCTCGCCGAATTCTGCGGTGTATTGATCCTGTAGACCTTTCGTCGCAGTCGTAATTGTAGTCCTGAAGAATTTCTTGTAGTGACTGATTACTTTATGAACAGTGAATGCGATAGCCGACTTACCTACGCCGGTCGGGACTTCGGCGATGACATGTTTAGCTCCGCTCATGAGAGCTGTAATAATCTCAATGATAGCTTCTTCTTGCCCTGGGTTGTATGTCTCATATGGAAAATATTTCTGAGCTGTTTCTTTAATGTCCACGCGAGTCACCTTTTCCATGAATTTACTAGATTGCATCTATTATACAACAGTCAGGCCTCATTGTAAATAGTTTTTTTTAGATTGGAATTTTATCATGCCAGAAATTTGCACAAACACACCGATACCCTCGTTTAATGATATGCACGCGGCTTTTGTTGGTAACTTGAAGTTTCCGGCGACGCTGTTGTTTAATTTCCCGTCACTGCCTACATTGCCGTCTCCAATGTTTCCATCTCAAATATCAATACCACACTTAGAGGCAATAAAGCTAATAGGAGAATTGCAAAACTTTCAACTTATGACGACATTTCTGGCATTCATACAACCGATGGCTGACTTACTTAGCTTAAGTTTAGATGCAATACTTCCAAAGATGCCGGTCTTAAACATTAATTTGTTAGAGTTATTATCAGCTAACCCGTCGGCACTGCTGGAGACTATACGAACCGCAATAAAGAACCGAGTTAATATACCGTTTGTGGAGTTTCCGTTCTACCTAACGTTGTCTATACCTGACTTTGAGGCAGTTCAGGTCTTGTCTAATTTAACTAGATACTACTTTAATATGCTAGTCGGTTTTGTTGAGGACTTAATAGGTAGTGTAACTGATTACTTGGATATAGCTGGTATGATCGCGCTTCCAACTCTACCAACATTCGCGGAAGTTTTATCATTGGCAAAAACAAAACTGGGTATTCCTTCTCCGCTTATACCAAACATTAGTATTCCTGAGTTTGAACTACAAGAAGCCGTTGGAATATACATGAATATGGCCATAACTGCGGCTATGGATGCTATTATGTCTTTTTGTACTAACGCGCTATCTAGTTTTCTGACTTTCACGTTTCCAACACTATGCATAACTGTTTAAGTTGTTGATAAATAAAATGGATATGTTATACACCCTTTGGAGAAGTTATGAGTGATCACAATCTTGACACGTTCGTTAAAATGGAAGGGGACGTCAGTGAACTAAAAACCGAAGCTAAAATCACGGGGTTTAAGATTTACAGAATCGAAAAGTCATTGGATGACATGAAAGCAGTATTGGAAAAATTAACTGATGTATATCATAATCAGTCAATGATCCAGAAAGATGTAATTGCAATCTACAAAGAATTAACAGATGTACGTGTTGAATTTGATACAGTTAAGCGGTCGGCAGTACCAATACATGATAGCGTAGCAGAACATATGACTAAAGTTAACACCACTGGGAAGTTAACAATAGTCGCATTGGGATTTTTATATGCGATTGCAGCATGGATGATATCTCAAGCTGTAGACTACTCCAAAACACAAAGCTATAGAGTATCAGAGCTTGAGTTAACAAGTAATCGTAGATCAGAGATATTGATAGGAAATAGAGAAAAGATAGACGATATGGTCTTCGACATCAACACCCTCAATCGTCGATACGAGGAACTGCGCGAGGCAGTCCCAAGAAAGAAATAAGTTGCCCGTCATTGACAGGCAACACATCCTTTGCTAGCATCAACCCCGGCCTGGCTTCGAAGATAATATGCAGACTGCAACCATTCATCTTCCAAGATCAGCTTATATAGATGCGCAATAACTCCTTCATCTTCATCGGCCGACACAAACAGATTTAACGATTGTGCTTGGTCGATGTGCCTCTGCCGCTGACTTGCGTAACGAATAATCACTTTCTGATCAATCTCGAACGCTGTTTTAAACACCAGCTTCTCGTGATCTGTCAACCAATCCTGGTCTTGTACTGACCCAGCATTATCTGCAATTTCCTTCACAAGTTTCTTGTTATATTTTCCACGAGCTTTCATAAGCTTAAGGAATACTGGATTAACTCGAACTTCTTCGCCGCCTGCAGCCGATTGAACAAAGCAGCACCCAATCATTGGTTCAGTGGTCTGAGAAACCCCACCCATCAGCGCAGCAGTTGACATCGTAGGCATCATAGTCATAAGATGCGTGTTACGAACACCATAACCCTTACACCATTCTGGTTCGCCTAATGTCTCTGCCATATATTGACTGGCCCGTTTAGTTTCGGCTTGCATGTTCTTAAAGAACGCCTTATTAAAGAACTGTGCGTCAAGAGATTCAAATGGAATAGATTCTTGTTGGAGATATGTGTGGAATCCACAAACTCCGAGACCCAATGCTCGACCCTTCTTAGTAAACCTAATAGCGTTTTCCAATCCAGGAATTTCTTCTGCGCGCTCAATAAACTCAGATGCAATGCAATCCAAAAAGACCGTTGCGTTGAAGATTACATTTTCTTTTTCCCAACGCTCTTTGTCGTAATTAGCGAGGTTAACCGCAGCAATGATACATGTAAAATCATGAGTCATATCAGAGAACAGGGATATCTCGGTGCAGAGATTGCTTGCCTTAATTTCTAGGCCAAGGTCTTTGTACATCTGTGGTGCATGGCGATTAGCTGTATCTGGCTTAAAGATATAACCTTTACCGGATACAGCAAGTAGTTTCATCATTGCTTTAAATCGGCGACGAATTTCTACGTCTTTATCCTGTATACTCTTAATGTCTTTATCATACCAGTTCCAACCAATATTGACATCATCAGACTTATCTTTTACGTAATCATACACTTCTTGAAAGTCGCCGTGCATGATTGGAAGATAACCCGCCCAAGCTCCTCGACGATTACCACCCTGTGATACTTTACCCGCCATCATAACAAAGTCTTCAAATACTGGCAGAACACCTTGTGCTTTACCGCCTTTGCTAATTTTAGTTCCGCGTGGGCGAATGTCACCAAGATAACCAGATGTACCAAACCCATTCTTAGATAACATTGCTGAATTGTGCAGTGATGTATAGAAGCTAGTAATACTGTCACCGATGACTTGACCGGAACATGAAACAGGCAAACCTTTATCTGTGCCCGTGTTAGACAAGATAGGACTAGACGGAGACAGATCACCGTTCCAGATTAGATTAAAGAATATGATAGTCCATTCTTCAACACTTTTGTCTTTAGGAGCATGCTTTGCGGCAGTGGATGCAATACATGCAGCCCTGCCACGAAACGAGTCTTCGCCTTCATTGTAATACTTTTGCATGAATAGTGAATATCCGCCTGTAGTATACCACGATGGAAGACTTCCTGCTACTTGTTTCTCTTTACGCTCTACAGATAGTTGATCTCGCAATGACATTAAACAGCCTCCGGATTATAGTCCCAATCAAATTCTTCTTCGGACCAATTCCGATTATAGCTACTGCCCTGTGTATTAAAGAAGTCATGAATCTTAGCAGACGATAAGCTCAAGTAAAACCACTCAGCAATAGGATTACTTGCTGGCTTATAACGAGCGCTCAACCCAAGATTTTCTAAGCACAAATCCAATCGCGAATCGGCGAACTGTTTTAGCTGATGTGCAGTAATTCCGTCAACTTTATTACCTGGGCCAGATGGCAGAATAATATCAGCTACTGCATGCTCATGCTCTCGAAGTTGATCTGCGGCCTCATAAATGCGTTCATAGAGTGCCATCTGAGCTTCAGGAGTCAGTTTCTGTTGAGCTACATCGGTACGGAATACATATGCACCAGCTTCTGCGTGCAAATTCTCATCACGGACAGAAAAGTCAATACCGGAAACAAACGCCTTGATCTTATTCTTGCCGTTACTCTGGAAGTGCTTAAAATATGCAAACGCGGTATAAAGTACAGCGCCTTCTAACATTGAGAATACTGCAACCGACAGCAGATCATCTTCACTATTGACCATTGCGTCTAGAAAATCAATACGTTCTTTTAGAATCGGAGTATCTTCAAACGAATCGTAGAATTCATTAGTATGCAGATGCAATAGTTCATTACTACGCTGATAGAACCGCTTATGAACTGCCAGCTCAATCATTCCAAATGTAGCAGCCATTTCTTGGAATTCTATACGAGGATAAATCTTAGCAAAACGGCCATTCCAATATTCCTGCCCAGCAAACACTTCATACTTTGTAAACAGTCGCAGCGACTCAATTACCCCATGCTTCTCGGGCTGTGTCATGTTTACTAGAATGTCTTGAATATCTTTCTCTACTCTAACCTCACCGTGGGTCCAAAACACAGAAAGTTGATCTTCAATGAATTTAAGGATTACCGGATATTCCGCAACCAATCCACCCGGCTGCCTAATATGGGGTTTAGTTTCTGTCATAGTTTGCCCCATTGTGCTAATTTTGCCATTGCTTTGCTTCCCTTATATACATTGTCTTTAATGTTTGCCAAAATTTTGGCTTTAGTAATACCGTTCTTAATCATATCATTAACGTCTTTGTACTTAGTGTCAATATCCCAGAAGCAAACATTACAGCCAGCATCAATTGCGGTTTTCATTCTACGCAATGTATCTTTATGGCGAGGCTCATTATCGAGCATTACTATTAGCTTCTTAGGATCAACTCCAAGTTGTCTTACAGATGAACCTATATCGCCTCCGCATACCGCGATTGCATTTGGAAGAAACAGACTGTCTATTGGACCTTCGAGCACGAGCACTGGGTGTTCTAAGTTTACACGCTCAAGACCAAATATCTTCTGCTTATTCTCATCAAACTTGATCGTACTGTATCTAACATAATGATTACCTAAGGCTCTACCCTGAGCACCGAATATATCACCGCTAAAGTCTCTCATCATCATAACCAATCTTGCATCAGTTGGAAACTTCTTTGCATTTATTTCTGGATCGGGAATAACACTCATAATCCAGTCTGCATAATTCGGGGTGTAATAAAGATCGCCGAACCGTGATTCGGGAATCATTCGTTGTTTGCAATAAGTTACCGCTAGATGTTCTTCGTGAAGTTCTGAGAGTGGGTAGATTAGTACATTAGATGTCGCTGGCTTAACTTCAGCTATGCAAACAGTTGCAACTATAGGTTGAGCTTCAATTGGTTTAGAAAGACTTCTAGCACCAGCCCGGTCTTTATATAATTCTAATCGGAGTTCTTGGTGATAATGAGGAAAGTATAGTTTAATGTAATTACGAAACGACATAGAAGCGCTACACTTGTGGCACTTAAACGCAAACATATCGTTCTTGCTAATAATATAGAGATATCCACGAGTCTTATTCTTGTGAGTATCAGAATCTCCACATACATTACATCTGAATTGTGCAACCTTAGACGGAACGACCCACTTGAATCGCTCCAACGAGGAAGAGATAAAATTTATGTACTTCATCTCAATCATTGCTGACATATATCACTCACATCATAATTATAGTCTTGGGTAGAGTGCAACCATTTCAGAAGTCCATGATTGCAAACTGCGTAGCTGCTCGGCATTGGCGTGGCATACACCGTAATTCTCAACTACTCGCTCTGAGAATTCAGCAAGGGTGACATCTCTTGCGGGGGCTCCATCAGGACCTTCGGTGGAGTAGGCATCGAAATCTGCTGTAAAGACGGCTGCGTCGTGCACCCTTGCAAGATCAGCAGGAATAACAATGTTGTCATTATAACGGAAAACTTCACGAATCTTGTTGACATATACCGGCACCTTCTTTTCAATTTCTATGATTTTGTCTTTGTAGACAACGACGGTCTCAACGACGATCTCTGTCTCTACTCGAGCCTTTTTGATCTGCTCGTCTCGCAGAGCATCCGCGATCAAATCATACTCGGCTTGTTTCGATTGTATTCCAATATTATAACACAGATACCCAAAACTAGATATAGCTAAGATGCAAATAATTCCGATTATGACATATTTGTTTAACAGCAGCTTCAGTGCACTGAACATTATGAAATACCTTTACAAAGCTCTACTATTCCGCCAAATAGATGATCTTTAGCACGTTGCTCTTCTGGCAGCTCAGAATATGGGCGCATACACGGATGTTCTTTTTTCTCAGGGTCTTTCACGTCTCCGTATACCCAGCCGTCCGCTTCTTTGTGGGCTAACCACGATTCATGGGATTCTTCTGGAGTCCGCGGCTCTGCCAAGTGAAACTCAACACCCGCAATAGCTGAGTCTCTTTGCCATTTCGGTGCCGAGTACCAATCAGGCTGAGACATATCGCCGGTTGATTCGCAGTAAACTTTATTTACTTGGTGAGTCATCTTTGCGATTGTTTGTGCCGACATTTTTGTAGTTTTCACGTTTCCATACTCCGAATGGTTGTTTTTTCTTTTTAGGAATGACGACGGTATTATCCATAGCCTTATTCCCAATTGATACAGCTGGGGCACTATCGCCACCTGAAGTCATTACTACACCTTCTTCATGAATAGCACTTGAAAATGTTTTCTCGTACTCTTGCATTTTTATTAGAGATGTCTGTGCATCCCATGGCAGTTTGATGATCACTTGGTCATTCTTATTATAATGATTTGCCAACCAGCGATGATGACCATCAAGAACATATCCGTTGTTAGACACCAAAATAGGCATATCAGTTTTGCCTATAGCATCTATCTTACTCGTATTGAATTGCGACTGAGTTGGCTTTAAAGAATGAGTTGCGACTGTAGTTGTTTCATTCTTAACGCCGCATTTGCCAAGAAAATGTTTAACATCTTTACCCGCAATCTGTGGCATCTGTTCTCTGGGAATCATAAATGCTTGGTCAAAGTTTGGCGCTATGTATAATGTATGATCTTCAGAGAACATATTATTTCATCCCTTGTAGTTTTTCTAACAACTCAACATCTAACATCGCTGGCTTATCAATAATTCCAATAAAGTATAACAGAGCTAGCATAGGAAGAACACATTCACGAAACTGGCTAACATATTCAAACAGTGCATAAATGCCGTCTTCCCCAAATGTGTTATTAATGATAGTCGCGTGATTTGTCATTAAACGAAAGTTACAGTCTTTAGTCTCTAACCATTTTGACAATAGCCGAGTGACTAATACTATGCGTGATGCGTCTTCTTCAAACTCAGCCACATTGACTAAGAACCCGCGATCATACGCAATATATAATCTTCGTAAAGTTTGTTCTGTTAGCATTTATCTTTTAATTCTGTAGCAGGTTTATCTTCTTCTTCTTTATCGTAGTCATCAAATTCCGGATTGAACTTAACATCTGTCTTTGCTTTAACTGCTTTTTCCGCTTCTTCAATAAACTCACGCAGGCTCTTTGTGAAGTGTTTGTAATTACCGCCTACACTTTTAGCTTCTGCATGCCCTTCGGCTTCTGATCCGTAATGAAGACCATACTTCTTTCCGCTGCTATCTGTCTTCGGGCCATGTTTGGAATAAAGCATCCCAACGGCCTTTTGTGAAAAGTTCGGCGCAGATTTAGATTGCGGCCTGACTTCACGCTGAAGTCCTGAGTTCATTTCTTTGTGTTTAAACTTATCGCGACTGTTTTTGTCCAACATGGTTATTCCTCTCAATTCGTAATTGTATTTACTTGTGAAGTTCAAGTGCTTTATGGAGATGTTTAAGAGCGGGTTCGTGGTCAATACCTTTCTTTACATCAACTGATGATTTGAACTTGTCGTAGACGGCTTGGTGATGTTCTTTTGGAATGTGGTTCTTAATTAAATGTGAGACGCCATGAAATGAATCTAAGTGAGCGTGGTCGGCACCTTTACCGAATATCTTATGTGTAATGTCTTTCTTAGTACTTGCGTATGAATCTTTGTCATCAGTACGAGACTTTGCACCATACATAGTAGAGAACTTGTGCTTATTAGTACCAGCTGCATTTAGTAGCAACTTGTGATGAACACCTTTAATACCACTTTTAGTATCATCCCAATGCGAGCCGTGCCCAAACTGCGTAAACTCATTTGGTTCATCTTTATGATAAGTCGACTTCTCAAAATCAACTTGGTGAACTTGACCATTTTCGTGTTTCATTAGAGCATGCGTTTCGCTACCAGACTTCTTTGTTCCAACTACATGATATTTGCCAAACTTTTTTCCGGCGGTCAGATGCGCATGTAACTTGTCGTAGTGTTCATGTGGAACAGATACATCAAGGTCACCTACGGACGATTTGTGTTTTGCGAAATCGCTGTGGCTAATATCGTTATTCATTAGATGTTTTGTTGAACCAGAAAAGGCACTATGTGAATGCAGTGCCTTTTTGTCTTTACCAAACAGATGAACGCCATGTTCTGCATGCATCGAGTCGTGAACATGGCTAAGCATTGTATGAACGTCATGCTGGTGTTCAGTTCTATTAGCAGCAGTAACTGTCAGTGGACCGGCCGCAACATCTCCAATCTTTACGTTGCCGCCCTCACTAAGAATCTGTTTAAATCTACCAAATGTTTTCATTTCCGCTTTACCTTAATCTGCCCGGTATCTAAACCTTCTTTGACCCGCTTGTGTATTTTCTTTGCTTCTTGGCCAGTAAACATTGATCCTAGGTGCCTATGGAATTCTTCGTGGTTGTCGTTCATTGCGGCACCACGCATATTAGTACCAGACATACCATGTGAGCGATCAGAATCTTCAGGATGGTGAATGTGAATCTCGTCCCACTTTGATTCTCCCATCTCTTTAATCTTCCCGGCTTCAAGAGACTTCTTTAGACCATGTGCAAAGTCTTTACGATCATGGCCAACGAGCATATGAAGTACTTTTTTGCCGTTCTTAGGAAGAGCTGCATGCGCGTTAGCAATAGTTTCACCGGCTGATTTTACTTCATGGTGCTTAAGATCCGTTTGACCCCACTGCTTATGAAGTATATCCCCGCGCTCTTTGGGCGTAAAGACGTCAGCTTTAGATGAGATTCCAATATGTTTCTTACCTGGGAGTTTAGATAGCGCGTCTCCAAGATCTTTGGCATGACCCATGTGGGAGATAGGGGAGAAGCCAACCATCGGAATAACAGACGTGTGATGGGTCGTAGCAGCTTCAGCTAAGAAGGCACCAAAAGGCATTATATAAGCCGACTCGGTTTTAGCAGAACCCTTCCATGGTGCAGCTTCTTTTTTATACTGACGGAAGTTGTCACTCGTCACTTTGAACCTTGGGGCGGTAGAGTTTGATGATGACGGATGAATAACAATACCTTCAGACCCAGAACCCCATTTTGGAGTTAATCCCATCTTCTTAACGTGATGATCGACTTTTGCCGAGACAGAGTGTTGTAGCTTGGACATCTTTTCTACTTCTGCCAATTTTGCTTCTTTGTTAGTCTTAGTAGTCCGGGACGAAATCAATTCATGGTTAAGGCTATGTAGAGCTTTATGCTCATCTGATACATCAACGGATTTAGCTGCATGATGGATTTTATCATCATCAAAATTGATATGGGAATCAGATAGATGCTTTTTAAAATGATCAACGTCGTGACCGTGATTGTCTGGCAGCTTAGTATGAATTACATACTTTCCAACAGAACCCATATGATGAGTTGCATAAGATGTTCCAACAAACTTAGTTTCGCCTTCATGCGTCCCGGGTGAACCCCATGGGCGATAAAAAGATTCGCCGCGAACTTTTACTTCAGCACCCGTCTTTGTATGCTGATCTTTAAGGTGCTGTTGTAGTTTAGTATTGGCATGCAAGATCTTGTGAATATGACCAAATGCTTCTGCTGCGTGTAGACTAGGTTCTTTGCCCGTCTCTTTAGCTCGAGCAATTGCGCGATGCTTAAAGTCATCAGGGTGGCGCATTTTGTCAGAACCTGACCCCGATGATTGTGTATAAAAACCATGTTCATCATGTCCAAATACATGCGCCTGCCCGTCAGTCTTTTCAGTCAAGTCGTGGAGATGTACTTTGCCACCGTGAGTAAGATTTTTGAATTGATCTAACGTCATACTATGAATGTGCGGCAATCCTTGGCGGACATTCCCTGCTTCAAAAAGTTTCATCGATATTAACCCTTAAATGTAATTAACTTAGACCGCGTCTGCATTAGATTTTTGGGGTATAATGCAACCCGTGCGCCGCTATAACGTTTGCCTTCAAAATCAAAACCTCGTCCTGCGCGATATGTTGCACCAAATACTGGTTCATACCCACCCACGAAGTGACTAAGATCGCCGTTTAGACTCATATGCGACGAAAAGTCCAATGTCGTAATGTCTTTAGATGCAGAGTAATCGTACCTAGGTGAACCTTGCCCAATCAATTGTGTATTTTGTAAAGAGAATGCTTTACCATACTCAGGTCCATATATGGATAGGTTAGACAATTCTTTGTCATCAAATGTCATCATTAACGGAGATGTTAATTTATCACCGGTAATATTTCCGGCAGCAGCCTTCAAAAATTTCTGAGTAAGCGGATGATTGAATATATGTTCGCCTGCTTGCTTACTTAAACCGCCATACTGCTGGAATGCTTCAGGGCCGCCTTCTTTCTTATGGGATATGTAAATTGATCCTTTGGCCGTCGGATTCTTAATATCAGCACATATTATAATATCGGCTTTAGGGTCTCCCTTTACGCCACCACTTGACTTAATTCGACTATCCACTTTAACCGCGTATCGCATATCACGATAAAGTCTATTATCTCCCTTAAGTACAAATGTAACAACGCCGCCTGCGTCTTTGATATAACTATTCAGCGAATCAACAACTTCGTCTTCATATTGCGTACCGTTTCCACCAGTAGGTTTTCTAATTTTTGAAATTTGGGCAAAATATGTGCGATTCTTGTACGCGACTTTTGCTAATTTTAATTTCATCGGATCGTAAAGTTTGGTGTCTGTTATCTTAAACTTTTCCCCCGGCTTCAAATTTGGTGCATCTGACACTGCGTATGTAATACCCGATTTGGTGTACAAGACAGCCTCGAGACCCTTATCAATCTCGAAGTCTATATCTTTAAGACGCTTGTTATTGGTTACATATTTTGTAAATGATAGCTGTTTGTCAGTTGTCTGAGATGATAAGACGGCCATTAGAATTTCATTCCTGTTATAGCTGGTTTGTTATTTAAAGAAGGTTTGTTTGAAGGGCGTGGTGCTTGCGGTGTAATGACATCAAGATCATTAAGCTGCATTTTTGCACGATTGATCGCTGATAAGAACGACCGATCAATACTACCCCACCGATTCTTTAGCATTTTGATGCGCAGATGTCCAAGCGTTTCCATGTCTGGAGTACTAATAAGACCGAACATACAATCAGCCGTCATAGCAATACCGAATGATTCTGAAACTTCATTCAGTTCAAAGTCAGAAGCACCGCTAGCCGTCCGGTTAGTCTGAGTTGGAGCTATCACAATGTTATCAAATTCCATGGCGATACCGCGCAGTTCTTCGGCTACTGCCTTGATGTAAGTATAAGTGTTGCCGGCATCTTTCATACGATAGGATGCCATCAGGTTAAGATAGTCAACTGCAATAACATCTGGAACAAAGCCAGTTTTATTCTTCAAGTCTTGTAACAAAAACCGCAAATGGTTAGCATTAAATGTGCCAGGCGGATATTCTTTAATTTTAATGATACCTGGAGAGTTGCGCTTAAGTGTGTTAATTTTTGAATCGAATGTGGACTTGGGAATCGTCTGCAAGTCTTGGATTGTAATATCCATAAGATTCGCGTCTATACGTTCTGCTACACGCTCTTCGGCCATCTCAAGTGTAATATACAACACGTTAAAGCCATGTGTTATTAAGAACGATGCCCAGTCAGTAAGGAACAAAGACTTACCAACACCGGTGGGTGCAACTGGAACAATGAGTGATTTTCTTGGAGCTCCGCCGTTCGTAATAGCATTCAATGCAGACAGCTTAAACGGAATCTTTTGCTCTACTTTATGATAGAAATCATAACGAGAATCAGCATCCTCGAGATAGTCGTGACCAACATTGACATCAAAAGAAATAGACAGAGCTTCTTTTAGAATATCTGGAATTGCTTCGGGTGTAAGATTCTTGTTCTCGCCTTCCAGAATACCAAGAGATTCCATAACTGCCAAGTGACAACTCTGAGTCTTTAGGTACTTCTCGGTCTTGTTAAGTAGCCACGGGTAATCGACTGTAGATATAGCGGCACAAACTTTGTCTGAGTATAGAGTAGTTAGATCGCCAACAGTTGATGTAAAGACTTCTTCTGTTAAACCCTTTCGGCTCTCTAATTCAACACGCAGTGCGGTTTGATCTGGAAATGATTCGTAGGTGTTATGATATTCTTGGAGGGTAGCCACGATCGTAGAAATTGACCGAGACATAAAGAATTGGGGTTTTAGGTGAGGATACACCTTTGATCTGAAGTCCGGATTCGTTAGAAGGGAGGCAGCAATCAATAATTCGATTTCGTTCATAGTCTTACCTATTTGATAAACATAGTCTATTATATCAAAAAATCCCGGCAATGTATACCGGGATTTTCATTTCACGTCCTAATTAAGAATAATTTTTGGAGCAGTGTCCTCGGTTATGCCTAGTGATTCTGACCCATCTTGCATCGTTTGGATTAGATCGTCTAACACTGGATTTGTGACATACCGCTTAAACTCTTCTGCGGTTTCTGGGAACTTATGCTCGACTTCTAACGCATCTCGTATTAACCCGTTTACTACAATAGAACTGATCTTGGTCGTATATTCAACAATACCAGACGGCCGTGGTTCAACTGTCAAATAGACATATTGCGAGTCCATGAATTTTCCATCATCAACACGAATGATAATTCTATTCTGTGCATCGACCGCAAGACTATACGCCGGCGCTTCTATTTTCACAGTTCGTCAACCTCAACAAATTTGGGTTCTGCGACAGCGCCGCTGGCTTCTCGCTCTACGAACTGTGCAAGCATATTAAGTAGAATAGGAGATGCTACTGTTTCAAAAAACTCTCCATTAACCTCATCACTTGTAAATTTCGTGACAGAGCCACCGTCTTCAACGATCTGCATAAAATCAAGTTTGTAATCAATAGAGCCGCCATCATCGTCTTTTACTTTTACCGTCGCATAGTTAAAAACTGTGCCGGCAAACTTGCCTTCGTCGATACGAAACGGCGCAGGATCAATACCGCACTCACCGGAATAAACGGAATATGCAGGATGCGTCGCTGCGTGGGTTGGTGTTACTTCATTATTATTCGTCATTTAATTCTCCTAGGTCTACTGTGTCTTCTTCTGAATTTGTGTTACCCAACTGGTACCGATCGTTACATGCTTTCTCAAACGCAGCTGAGTTAAGTAACGGTCCCCAGAACTCTTCGCATTGTGTATCTTTTGCTCGCCAGTTTTTGTCTTCTGCTATTTCTCCTGTCTTTTCATCAACTAATACACGAGAGTACCAACCCATCTTCGGCTTAACTACAAAATCCAGCTCAATAGCTAAGTCAAGAAGACCAGAGTATTTGCTGATACCTTTCTCAAATGATACGAGTAATGGAAATTTAGATTTCTCTCGAACCTGGCGAGACTTTTCGATGTTAATAGTAAACTTATATCCCTGCAGCTCAGTACCATCTTTGTCTTGAGCACGTCCTAACATAAAGACGTTAGACGAAGAATACATGCCACCTGTATTGTGAGTAACTACACCATTCTCTAGAACATAATGTTCTGCGTCTTTCACGGAGATGTCGTATACGTCCCGCTTGCCCATCTTGTTAATTTTTTTAATCTTCATCAATTATCACTCTTGTGTTTAAATTTGTAGTAGTGCAAGCTTTTTCTGTATGCTAGTGTAACGAGTTAATGCCATCCAATCTGGATCTGAATACCGCGGATCTTCTTTAGACACACGAATTACTTCTAACGTAATTACATTCTTCAGCATTACTAAACCCGGTCGCCCAATCTTTGCTCTCTGTTCTTTGCTTTTAGGAACTCCCTTATGACGTTTAGAGACGGATTGTTTTTGGAGATCACTTGTCGGTTTACCCAACAAAGCAGCAGACATTTTCTGTAATGATTCATCAGTATGTTTACGACCAAAGAATTGATTTTTATCTCCCAATTGGCCATTAGAAATTTTCATACGATGTTCTTTACTAAGTTTGTTGCCTTTCGTGATACCAACATATTCGCCGCTCAATACCATCGCATGGTCTATCTCTAACCTAACTCGTTTGCCAGTCACCGAATGTTTAAACAACGCAAACAGTGGATTAGCGAAAGAATTACATGCTGCAAAACTAAGATTAAAGTATTCAGGTGAAGCAACAGCATTTCTGGCAATCTGCTCGTCATACTCTGCGACAATGCAGTCTTTATACTCTTCCCAAGTTGATAGAATACTTACTTCGTATTCATCTTTAACAATATCCTTCCAACCGTTGTATCTTGAGGACCCAGCATATAGCTTACCGGCTTTATCATACAATCTACCGTCCGTGAAACTAAAGTCCGATTTGGAACCAACATAATAGTAAGGTGGAGTATTTTGTTTCAAGCGATTCGTAAAAGACAACAGATATACACAGTGCATACAACCTCCAGAATGATTTAGGTACTGGAGTTATTTATAGCTTTCACGTTCTTAGTTAAAGTTCTTGGCAGTCATCATCGTCTTTCAGATTTTTGGCCATGACCCATTCTCCGTCCACAAGAAACTTGTGTTCAGCTGAGCATTCAATAGAACTACCATTCTCAAACACAATCTGATAACATTCTGGAGTACCAACTGCTAGTGTTTCAGGATTCCAAGTATGTGTTACTTCTTTATCACCATGCAGTGTTTTTACCATATCGCCAACAGCAATACGCTCAATTGGGCGTAAAGTATCATCGGCCATTTTAATCTTCTGACCCGGCAATAGACATCCACCAGACATGATTGCTTTAGAAAACATTTCCATAGTTTCATAGCTGTGGTTGATTGTAATACATGGGATGTCTTTTACAGTGAACTGTGGTGTAGCCATACGCCACAAACTTTTTAGCTGTTTGGCTCGAGTCATATCTGCGACAGACTTACCTTCTAACGCATCATCAGTTTCTTTCTTAGATGCCAAGTTGCCAACAGAGTCAATAAAGACAATGACTTTATCTCCGCGCTCAATATTCTCAAGTTGTGCAATCAGATCGAACTTTAGCTGTTCAATGTGGATAATTGGAGTATGAAGTACGCGCGAAGTATCAATACCAAATGCAGCAAGATACGGAGGTGGTGCGCCAAACTCAGAATCATAAAACAGACAGACTGCATCTTTATGTTTAGTGAGATAAGACTTGATGCAGAATAGCGCAAGATTAGATTTAAAGTGGCGGGACGGACCCGCAATCATTGTAAGACCGGACGCAAATCCACCTTTAAGAGAACCTGAGAACGCCAAGTTTAGAATTGGCAGATCAGTAACAGTTTCATCTTTACTTGTAAAAAACTTAGACTCACCTAATATAGCAGAGTGTTTGATGGTACTGGCTTTTGCCAATTTTTCTAGCAGTTTAGACATTTTGTTTCCTCAGATAGTTTAGAGCTGTGTTTTAGTTAACGTCGGGGCTCGATCCGACTATATTATATAAAGATCACTCCATCGTCACTCCTTAAGTAAATGTAACAGACTAGAAACAATCACAAATTACAAACACAACTCACAGACTTGATGCGTTTGATGCGCTTCTTGCATTTTTTAAGTTTCTTATTAAGTTTCTCATTAAGTTTCTCATAATCTAACTTAGAGTCCAAAACAGCAACAGTTAGTGTTTTTACTACTTCGGCGTAGTGCTGCTCAGCTAAGTTATACACTTCCCAAAGATTGCGAGTAATAGTATTACTATACTCAGGAAGACCATCTTTATCTTCGGCGTCTGTGGTAATAGTGAACATCAAGTCTGGAAAGTTATACGGAGCCTCTCTAAGATAATCTTCAAATACCAGTGTGCGGTGCATTAATTTATCTATACTCAAAAGAAATCCTCCAACGAACTAGTGTATTCATGATTCCACTTAACTGTACCAAGAACTCGATTAAGTGGGGTTACGAAGTACTTTTCGTAGTTAGAATCACGGTCAATATATTTTTCTGGAATAAACTCGTGCGGAAACTTATCTAAATACGCAAAGTACTTTTGTTTTAATGGATTCGGCATTTTTAGCGAGATGATCTTAATCTTATCGCCTGCACGAATCTTGTGATACTTATTGCCGAGATTATGCGAATCAATACAGTTGTTGTAAATAACAGCAGCTTTAACATGCCCCGGAGTACCAGATTTAAAGCCGTCACCTTCGATATATTTCTCAAGTTCAGTGACTGAAATAGTTGCGGCAATACTTTCAATTGGACGAGCTGCATATTCTTTGTACACGCTATCAACAAAAGAATGTACATCGGATTCTGTTTTATCAAAAACAAACGAATAACCGGCTTTTAGCTTATCCTGAAAGAACTTTGGTGTAGAAGATTTTATAGCCTCAAGACCGGTAATCTTTAGCTTAGGAGTTGCATATCGAGTACCTTCGTTATCGTATACACGCATGACGTAATTCTTTTTGGCAACAAAGCATGCAGTAGCAACAGCCTCTCGCTTCATATCAATGGCATTAGTATACGCATTAGTCTCAATGGCATATTCAGCAAAGCGCGTTGACAACATATCAGAGAAGTGCCCGTCGCATAATCCAACAATGCCATCAACTAACTGATCATGAGAAGTATCTTTAGGAAAGAGCGCATCGACTAACGGGGTTAAGTTAACATACACAGAATCCGTATCTGATGCGACAGCATAGTCAGTGTTAGTTTTTAACATTGTGTTAAGATAATCGTTAAACACTATATATGATTGTGTAACAACCGCTTGGCCTGATAGAGTAATACCTTCAGCTTGCGCTTTGTCATACATGCGAAAGAATGGAGACCCGAGTGCACCGTAAAGACTGTTAAGCAGAATCTTTACACTATGTTGAGATTTATCAAACTTAGAGACATTGTTATTACATTCAGTAAGATATGCTGATAATTCAATATCAGACAACTCAGTTAGATTTTTAGACACGGTACAGCCTCTTGCTTGATGATAGATCTATTATACAACATGTATGAATAATTGTCAATCATATTCTTTAGTACGCATGCCGGGACGAAATTTCAGCTTTGACGCGCTCAGCTTCAATTGACCATGTTTTCATTTCTGCCTTTGCTGCAACTCGCTTGGCGAAGAACAACTCAACTAATTTAGGTAAGAAGCCTTGCTTTTCTTTTGAGAACATTGCGCCATTTGCACAAAGAGTTGCATTATATTCATTTGCACATTCTACAGCATAATTAAACATTTCGGTTTTTTGGATAACATCTTGTGCTGTCAAGTTAGGGAATGTATTACGATTGAGAATAGTATCTGGGCTAATATTATATTGCATGATTAGAGATGGATACAGAGATGCTACGTCAAAGGACGCGATCCACTCATACAGGCCCGGGATAGTTGGTTTAACAAACGCGCCTTCATACGGTTCGCCAAAACTAATAGTTGAGCTTTCGAAGTGCATGTTGTTTGTGCGCAAGTAGTTTGCAATGATATTATCCCAGATACGAGTAACGCGGTAGACATCAACAAAGTTAGACTTTGCGGCAAATGCCATAGTGCATGCAATCTGAATGAACTTGAGTTTGTTGTCAAGGCGATCAATAAGCCGCGCGTCTTGAGCGTTATAGTCACAGAACAAATCCCAATTGTTCGTATAGAAATCTTTGAACGTGCCTTCGAATTCTACTTTGTCATCGCCTAACTCAACTTGGGCAATAGTGCTCAACTTATAGTTTTCACGAGGCGACAGCTCGAACTTACGATACAGCTCAAGATAGTCAAGAACTTGGATGCCAGGTATTTCAATAACGATGCCTTCTTTGCCTTTAAACTCAGTAAGTGTTTTGCGGCACCGGCCATACGGAGACATCTTATTTGCTACAGTTTCAGAAAACAATAGCATAATGCGATTATACATGTATGGTAAGTCAAAGCCGATAACATTCCAACCGGTAATGATGTCAACTTTTATAGCCGCATAGAACTTCAAGAAAGCCTTTAGCATCTGCATTTCATTTTCACAGCAAACATAGGTTACGTCATCTGCGCGAAAGGCTGTTTCTTTATAACCAAACTGATAGACATGCCCACGAAATGTTGCTGCGATTAGAGTTATGGCTTCGTTAGCCGTGAAGATGTCAGGAAAACCGTCGTTAACTGTAGTCTCGATGTCGATTGCCATAATGCGTATAAGACTGATGTCAAATTGAATTTCGCCAGGAAACAACTCGTCAATAGTTGCATAGTCAAAACGAGGATACCCATAGACATTAACACCGCTAGACTTGTAAGAATTCATAAAGTCTTTTGCGGCTTTAGGATTTTCAAATGTGACAGGATAAAGAGATTCGCCAAAGATTGTAGTTTGAGTACTTTCGTTGGAGCCGGTGCGCTTTGTGGTGTAAAGTGTGGGCTCAATCTGAGCGGTATCCATACACTGAATGCCGTCTTTATAACCACGATAATAGAGAGTATCACCGCGTGAGTAAAAATTAGTATAGAAATCCATCAGTCACTCCACATAATCATAATGTAACCATTATATCACAGACAGGATGTCATGTCAATCCAAATCTGTGCGGACTTGAATTGATTTTTTAGAGACTGCCCAATTAGCAACAGCTTCAAGCGTATGTCCATGACACCGTAGTGGCGCACAGTAGCATACTAAATCTTTGCCATGTAGCTCAGATAACTGTGCTCTTGTTATATCGCCGCGTTCTATTTTCCATATAAGCCATCGTCCATACTTTTCGCATACTTCATCTCGACTCCCGTCTTGGCCTATGCGAAAGTGATTACCCCACACACTCCCCCGGCCGACATAAACTGCATCGGCTGGAATCATATCCTTATTTTTGTTGAGCACCGCCATACTTACTTGCCTATTGTGTATTTTTGAACTAACGTCCACTCCGACTTTTCTTTGTGCGGTACGATAGTTATGTTTGCTTTGCCAACTATAATCGGTGTTAGGATTGATGTTGGGTCTACAAGTTCGACCAAGTTCCACTTTACCAATAAGTCAACAATATAGTTAAGCCGAGCTTTATCTTCGTTAGGAAATGAATCTCGCTTTCCGTCCATCATAAACATTTGAAGAAAGTGCACAATGTAGTACTTCCCGCGCTTATGTAAGATATGACACGACTGAGATAAAGTCTTACCAGTATAGTCTGAAATACCAACTCTAGTTAGCGTCTCTTTAATCTTCAAAAAGTCTTCGGGGCTCTTCAACCGTATTTCAACTAAGTCCTCTATCATAATATTCTCCATGCATACTAATCAATTCCCGCCAACCATTGACCGTAAAGTCTTCAGGTCAGCATCGCTTAAAAGCCCAACTATATCTCTAGCAGCTTTATACGAGTATTTAAAATGGGAACATATAAGATCAATATCAGAATCCATCGCAGATTTGTCAAATTTTGAGAACTTAGCGCCTTTGGGCATAGTGCCTAAGAGAAACTCGTACTGCATTTTATTTGACAGATTGTGCCCAGCCAAACCGCGAACGTTAAGCTCGTTAAGCAGCAGGACACACTCAGGGTGATATGATAACATGCGCTTAACAACAAACGCAGGAAATGATTTTGCCTCAACATCGGGCTGAGCAGAAGCCCGTATGAAGTTTTTC